CATATATGTGTAGCATGAGCGAGAAAAAATATATTTGGGCGCATTACCCAACGGCGACAAAGTACTACTTTGCCGCTGCGGTATACATTGCATTGCTTGTTTTGTTTCTGGCCTTGATAGCCGGAGAATTTTCTGAGGATGGCGCGCTTTATTGGATATCGGGGGTAGTGATTGCTGGATTAGCGATCTTGTTCCCGAAATATATTCGTACTGTTTGAAGATATTACGGGGCATCGTAGTAGGTTCTCGCCGCGTTTTGTAATTCTTCCCTATTGCGCCATAACCAATCAGCGCCCCTAATTGCTGGACCTATCCCTTTCTCCATGCCACGCAAGAGTTTGCCTCCAGGCAATTGTTTTGGATTGCGCCAGTTTTCATATGCTCTTTGACGTAAATCCTCCTCAAAGCTTGGCGGACGTGGACTGAATCGCGGCATCCCCGGCGGTGTTGCATTGTTTTGTTGCTCCACCAATTGCGCCAATTCCGGGCTCAATTCATTGGACGAAGACGCAAGGCGTATGGGTCCGGGTCGCGGGCGTTGCTGAGCTTGTGGGCCGGCTGGCGGGGGTGCGGCGGCGGTCGGCTGCTGTGTTTGCCCGCGCGCGACCTCGCGATTGTAGCGATCCGCCCACATGCCGCGGAACTGTCCGGCGGTGACCTGCTCGACTGGGGTGCGGCGCAATGGATTGTCGCCGGGAATGTTGCCGCGAATGGCGCTCTTGGCCTTTGCATCGGACCCGTAGAACCGGCGCACGCTCTGCCATGCCGGCTGATCGGCGGGAGCGCGCAGCAGTGCCGGGCCGCCCGCCTGACCTTGCTGGTGGGTCAGGTAGAGCTCGGCCCCGGTCGGATCGCGACCGAGCGTGTTGCGCAAAATCCGGGTGTTATCCTGTGTCTCGCGCTGCAGTGCCGCTTGCTGTGCCGCCGGATCGTTGCGATTGCGCGCATTGAGCCCATATCGGCGTTCTTCCTCGGGACCGAATTGTCCGAGCCCGCGATTGCTACCAGTCCTGGCACCGGGGTTGCCGCCGCTTTCAATGGCAAACGTGGCGCGTGCGTAGTTCTCCTGCGGGAGCGAGGAAATCCCGCCCGCGGTTGCGTTGGGGATTGGCATTGGTGGGCGCGGCGCATTGGCAGACTGAATAACAGCGGACCCATCGCGATTGATCGTCAACATCATCGGACCACGACGGGCCGCATCCTGGAATTGACGGTTAAAGGCTCCCCATTGTGAACTGTTGACACCAATGCATCCATTGGTGTGCCCATTGGCGGGATGGATTTCGATGCCATTGCGCGGGCGGCCAAATTTGGCATCGTTGACCGTGTTGCTGCCGGGGCTGTTGCTGTCGGATACCCCCGCGACCGCGCCAATCCGCCGACCAGTAGGTCCGATCGCGCCCGGATGAATGTAGTAGGTGCCATAGGGCAAGCTGCCGAATTGCCCGCCACCGGTGGCAAAATCGAATTGCTGACCATTGATGGAGAGCTTGCCGCCGTAACGGAATGGCCGGTCATTCTGGTTGGGTAGTTGGCCAAACCCCGGTGTCGGCGGGGGCGCGGTGGTTGTCATCCCGCCGGGCATTCCTTGCGTGGCTTGCGGGTTGGGTTGCTGGCTCGCCGGATTGGCGTTTGCCTGTGCGGGGGTTGGAGCAAAACCTGCCCCCGGCGCGCCAACCGTCATTTTGCCGGGAGTGCCCACGGTGGCCCCACCCGTAGGTGCGCCCGGCGGTGTTGCCGCCTCGGCCGAAGCTACGCCGGTCGGACGCGGGGTTGCCATTGCCGCCGTTACCGGTGTCGGTGGTGTGGTGGCGAGCGCCGGCCCGGTCGGGCTCGGGGTTGTTCCCGGACGCGCGACCTGATCCGGCAAGCCGGTCTGCGTGCCGGCGAGCTGCGTCTGTGGTGTTGTTTGCCCGTATGTCGGCACGCCGCTCGGATTGACGGCAACGCCAGTCTGTAACGGGGATGCATCCGGTCCCGCGCCCGGTTCTGGGCCAATCTCGCGTGTGCCCCCGCCACCTAACGGGGCCTCTGCACCGGGTTGGGAAGATGGCGTACCCGCCTGCGCGCCCTGACCGCCGAACAAATCCTGAAAAAAGCGCCCGAAATTGCCCTGGAACAGGTCGCCCAGGGCCTGTCCCTTGCCCGCGCCACCCATGGCAGGCATGCCGCCAGCCCCAACCCCGCCGGTTCCTGCGCCGCTCGGCGTGCCCGCGCCTGTGTCGCCGTAGCCGTAGCCGCCGCTGGTGTAGCCTTGCGAGGTGTACTGATTGGGATCGGGTGCCGGCGCGGCCGCAGGCGCGGCCTGCGCCCCAGTTCCGGTTTTATTTCCAGAAGTTTGGGGAGATTGTGGCGAAACTGTGTCAGCGGCGGCGGTCTGGTCGCCGGTTTCGGTCGGAAATGGCAATGGTGGGATGGGAAGCTGCGCCGGTTGCTGATCCGGGGTCTGTGCGGCCGGTGGGATGCTGGCTGCGGCTGCAGCGGGGTTCTGTGCGGCTGGCGGCACGGCGGGCGCGGCAGCAGTCTGCGGGCTCGGGGTCTGGGTCTGACGCGGGTTGAAAAAGCCGGTCCCGGTCAGGTTGGTTTGGCTTTGATCTGTGCTCGTCGTATCCGGCCCAACCATAGTCAGGGGACGGCTCTGTGTCGGTGTCGGTGGTCCGCCGGCAGCGCCGGCACTGGTCGCCTGCGCCTGCGTTGAGCCGAGTTGGTTGCTGTCCTTGCCGAGCAGAATGTTGCTGATGTTGTCGAGCAAAGACGGGTCGGTTGATCCGGATTGTTGCCCACCGGGCGCGGTGGTGTCGGCCGGCGGCGGCGGGCTCGACGCGTTGGCTGCTTGATTGGCCTGGAAAGTCGGGTCGTTGTAGGTGCCAACATCGGTTGCCGGCGTGGTATCGCCGATGCCCCACGGGGCGCTTTGACTACCCGCACTCCCGGAAAGGCCCTGGCCTGCGAATGCAAACGGATTGCCGGCCCCACCGCCGCCGCCGCCTCCACCACCACCCCCGCCACCAGCACCGCCGATCAATCCGCCCATGGCGCACCTCTCACAAGAACCCGCCCGCAAGCCCGGCGACCTGACCGATTGCGCCGATCTGGTTGCTCTTGGACTGGATCGCGCTGTTCGCCGAGGAGGTGGTTTGGCTCAGGTCCTGGCTCTGTGTCTGGCCAAGTCCCGCCTGGAACTCGGCGGGAATGCCGCCGGTCAGACTGGGCGCGACCCCAAGGTCCATCGCTTCCGGAGTTGAGCCCGGCATCCCGAGTTGATTGTAACGGTTGGCCATGGCCTGCATCGATGTGCCCTGGCCGCTGGAAAATGCGCCTGTATCGAACGGCGATAGAAATCCGGCCTGACCGGGTCCGCCAAATCCACCCGCACCGCTGCTGCCGCCCATTAGCCGCCTCCTCCACCACCGCCACCGCCGAGCAGGCTACCAAGTCCGCCGCCGATGGTGCTGAGATTGCGCGAAGTCGCGGCCTTTTGCGCATTTTGCAATGAGGCTTGCGCCGCCGCGTTGGCATCGGATTGCTGCGCCAGCGAGGCCGCCTGCGCTGCCCGCGCGCCCGCGTCGGCTTGGGTGAGATTGGTCGAGGTCGGCATGCCGCTGAATGCCGCCGCGTTGGCGACCTGATCCTCCGCGCCGGTATATTGCGCAAAGGCTTGCTGTGGCCCGCTGACCATGCCCGACGACGGCCCGCCGCCGGTACCCAGGATATTCCCGAATGCGTTTCCGCCCATGGCTACAACCTGACGACAAAGCGCGGGCTGACCTGATCGGCATTGATCCGCCGCGCAAACGCTTCCAAGTCGGTGTCAGTGTCGGACGACATGCGCCAGTAGGTGCATTTGCGCTTGCGCGACCAGTCGAGCGACACGCGCATCAGCTTGACCGCTTCCCACATTGCGCCGTCGTCGGCGCAGATACAGACAATATCGCAGGAAAACTCGGCCGGCAGCCAGGGTACGAACGTCAGCATGGAAATGCAAAAGGCGTTCTCGGTGCGCTGCGGTAGATAAACCATCGGCTGCTTCAGCACGAGGTTGCGGTACCAGCCCTCGGTCGTCACCGCGTCGTAGCGATGCGAGTATTTCTTGCGCATCAACCGATAGAGCCACGGAATGTCGTCTTCGGTGAGCAGGCGTGGCTCTACCAGAACGGATACTGGGCTGGGCCAAGTATCATCCACCACCCCGGCGGGTTGGGGTCCGTTGCCGGCATCGGCAGCACCGCGTTGTTGGTGGTGTAGTGTTCTTGATGGTTGATGAATGTCCACCATGTTTGGCTCTCCGCGTCCTGCAGATTGCTGTCCACCAATATCTGATCGGTCGGAATGCCAAACCCGACATGGGTCGCGTCCCAGAACGGCGGCAGCACGTTGGTGAAGTCATTATGCGCTTGTTGATGGTGCAAATTCCACGGCCCGGCGCGAATTTCCGTGCCGAACGCCGGATCGAGCAAATAGGGCAGGGTGGAAAAGCGGTAGAGCGGGGCCATGATCGCGAAATATTCGCGATGCTGCATCATGTGCTCGAAATCGTAGATCGGATCGTTCCGATTGAGCAGGACCGGCAGCGGCATGCGGGTTACTCCCCGCGATTTCGCCCTCGGCGCACCTCGCGCGACAGCAGATCGCTGGCTTCCTGGGCAGGGGCGCGGGTGTCGGATGTGCCCATGGGGTCGAACCCGCGCGGGCTGATACGGTCCATGCCGAGATCGGAACTACCGTTGCGTAATGCGCCTCTTGGGCCGACACCGGGCGCGGTACCGAGCCGCAAAGGACCGTCGAGTGAGCGATCGGACCTCTGGATGACCTCGTTTTTCAGAAAGTATCCGGTCGGGCTGTTGCGGCTGGTCCCGTCCGTTGTTCGTCCTCGCGGCCATTCGCGTTGGTTCCCGATTGGCATAGGTTGACCTCGCGGTGCATGATCCTGGCGCTATCGAGGGCGTTGATCACGTCCTCTTGGCTCCTGCACACATACACCCGAATGCCAACCCCCTGCAATTTCGAGAACATCTCGCGCTGCGCCGCACTGACCGAATTGGCCCCGACCTTGATCTCGATGCCGATCACCTTGCGCCCGAGATCAAACACCAGGATGTCGGGCATGCCCTTTTTCAGGCCGGAGGCATACAGCCGGCCGGCGGTGCCCTTGGTGAGCTTGCCCCAGCCGGCGGGAAACGTCGTGTAGATGGTCGGCGGCAGCAGCACCCAGTCGAGCAATTGCGCCACCGACGCATGCAGCTGGCTTTCCCGCGGGTTATGCGGGAGCGCATGCGGGCGCTGCCGTTTGGTCAACGCCGCGCTCTCCGTACCGGGCCGGTGCGTGCGCCGGGACGCGGCGAGCGGCCGACGCGGTGGCCGGCACGTTTGCCCCGGTTCCAGTCTGCCGGAAACGCGCCGTCAGACCAGGGTGCGCGACACACCGGGCCATGGCGGCCCGGCGCTTTGTCACGTTTGGCCATTTACGGACTCCGTCGTCCGCGCCGGCCGCGTCCAACACCTTGGCGGTGACCCCGATGTCGGCGAATGCGGGTAGAGGGGCGATGCAGCCGCCCCAGTTTGCCCGCTGGATCAACACGGCTGCGTGGCCCGAGATTGACGCCTCTGGGCATTAGAGCCTCCTCGTTCTGCGAAGTGCTGCCCGTTTGTAGAAGGAATTAGGCCGCCATCTCCAACTCGGCGTGCGGAAGTTGCCTTGACGCTTGGCCGCGCCCTGCACCTGCCGCCGCATGATGTCGGAAAATTTCGACCCGGCTCCTCTGCTAACGGCCATGCCTTCTTCGCTTGCGGGCTCTGATGCGGCGGGCGCGGCGGGTTTGTTTGAGACGTGCCATCGGAACTACCTCCGCTTGCGACGTCTTGCACGGGCGGCCTTGCGCGATGCAGGAACCTTCACCATGCGCCTTCTACGCCTTGCCATTTGTGGAGGTTAGCGGCGAACGCGGCGACCGCGACGGCGGCGACGGTTTGCCTCCAGGATGTGCTGTTCCATAATCTCTTCTCCCCTATCGGGTTGGTTGGTTTACTTTGGTCAAGCACCGGGGAGCCTACGCCTTCGTCACGCCCCGAACAAGGTCCTGTCTTCAGCCCCCATGTGAAGCCGCTCGATGATGAAGTCGGGCGAGATGCTTTCCAGATCGACCGCCCCGGCAATACCTGCGCCCTCGGTAGCATAGGGCTCGAAGGCGTATTTGGCACCCGGCGGCATGGCAAAACCGATGTCCTGACTGCCGCCGGGCACTCCACCGGCATGGGTGACCAGCTTGCCGGTGAACGAGACGCCACCGCCGAACTCGTCATGAAATTCGAGGTACAGGCGTTTCCAGTTCTTGATGGTCACCGGTTTCTGCGCCCCGGTGCCGCGCAGAAACTTGGTTGAGAGTTTCTTGATCAATGCGGGGTCTGGCTGAGCAAATAGTTGATAGAGATTGGTCCCGTCCGTGCCATAGGGCGTGATGATACTGTCCTGCTCATACGCGCCGATATGCGTCAAGGTGAGGTTCTGCGAGGCAATCGACCAGAATTCGTTGTCGCCGGTCGGGTGCCACATCAACAACAAATTGCGTTTGACGCCCCACGGGTCGGTGAACATGCCGTTGCACAGCAAAACCTTGAAGCCGAACATTGTAGCCGGGCACATCGTCGGCAGAAATTGCGATGTATCCAATGTGTTATAGATGTTGGTCGTGCGCGCGCCGATTTCGCGCGTCTCTGCACCGCGTATCTCGAAAATTCCCGCCCCGTTGAACATTTGAAAGTATCGGCCGATGCGGCCGACCGGACGCGGGAAGCGGCTTCCCACCTGCGGATCGAGATTTTGATAGTTCATGTTGGTGGTGAACGGGCTCGCCGACGTGCCCTGCCCGGCCAGCTGCACGTTGGCAATCATGTCGGTGGAACTGTCACCGAACACATACAGATAGCCCGCACTGGCGGCCAGATCATTGAAGACGTATGTCAGCTTGTTGCCGAAGTAGCCGAAAGACCCGCCTCCGTCCGTGGTGCTGAAGTCCGCGCCATTAGAGGGCGCGGAAAAGCTGATCACGTCCTTGCCAGCAACAAATAACCGGCTTTGGTAGACCTCCATACAATAAATACCCGGCAATCCAGTCGGCATGGTGTAGATCGGCGGGCCGGGATTGGTCTCTTGCTGATTGGTCAGCCAGTCGGGCGCGGTAGAACCGGGCGGGGAGAGGGTTGTTCCGTCCCAGGCGTAGAGCCCTCCAGTCGTGGCACCTTGGGGGCTGCCAAAGAGGACACCGCCGGCTTGCCCGGCAACTGAACCGAAGTATTGAGGCCGCCACACCACTGCGGTGCCCCAATACTGCGGGGCAATGGGGTTCCAAGCAGTGCCGACGTGGACGACGGTCTGAGTGTCGAGATCGACTTGGTCGATGGTTCCGTCAGAGAGGAACATCCAGCCGTAGCGACCGGGAGGCGGGGCGGCGAATTGGCTTGTGACATCACCGATAAATCCAAAGAAGATGCGTAGGATACTGGTTCCGGCGGGTGCCGTATAGATAGCCGGCCCGTGTCCCCAACAAGAGCGCAAAGCACCGGGGCCGATTGCGAACAGATTTTCATTCCAAAATTCCTCGTCGTCATCGATCGAGCCGCGCGGCGATTGCTGGTTCAGCCCTTTCCAGGTGCCAACGGTGTGGATTTCAAACGGGTTGGCGCTTTGGATAGGCATGTCAGGCGGATCGCATTGTCGCGCCGTATACGTTCGTCACCATCTGCGGACACACCACGGCGGCGGCAAACGGCATCTCGGCATTGAAGGCGACGGCCATGGCCTGCGCGTCCTGTTGCCGTTGTTGTTGCAACATGGCGAGCACTGCCGCCCACCACACAACCGCGTCCGTCCACGGATACGGGATCAGTTCCGGGTCGTTATCCGTGAGCAGATTTTCAGGAATACATGTGAGATCGACCTCCATCGGCAGCGACTGCGTCGGAATGGGTGCGAGGTAGAGTGAACCGATGGGACCCTCGTTGAACTGAGCATACCAGCCGGGTTCGCTAATCGTACCCATGAAAGTCCGGCCATAGATGCGCATCCTCGCCTGAAAATCAGTGAACACAAGCCTGCGCCAAACGGGTTTCCAGCTGCCGCCGCGAATGGCCCAATTACCCGCCGCGTCCTGTTGCCACTTGCCGCCGATGCCGACAGCGAGCGAGCGGCAAGACAGGATCGAGCGCACGCCCGGCAAGGCTTGCTGCGCCAGTGAGTTCCAGGCGGCGAACGGGTAGATTTCCTGATCAGGTACGGTTTGAGTGCCCGGAGGAATGACGCGTAGGCATCCGCTTGCCGCGGCCACGCGTCTGCGACTGCGATTGATGTAGCTGTTCAGGGTTGGATCGCTGAAGAATTGTCCCTGAAGGTCGTTCAGCAACAGTCTCGTCTCCGACTGATATTGCGCCAACATCGTGCGGCACCAGAATTGACATTCCGTTGAGTGTAATCTGTGCAACGGTCGCCGTCGATGGTGGGGTCGTCGGTGTCGCCCCACCCGTGAAAATATTGGAAAAAACAATCGGCACGCCAGCCGGCGGATTGTTTGGAAAACCGGCGTAGGCGGTCGTCGTGGTGAATTGCGGCCAGTAGCCGCTAGATGCCGGCGTGGTAGCGCTGCCCGTCTTGAATTGCGGCTGCACCACACCGGCCAGAGACGGCGGGACGGGCGCGGGTCCTATCGCCGGACCCACCAATGGGCCCTTTGCCGGCGGGATAGCTGGAGGCGGAAAAGCGGGTGGGGGCGGGTTGCCAATGAGCGGGGGCGGAATGATTGGCACGAAAGCGGGAAAGAAGGCGTCCGTCTTGGTCTGCTCGAAGGTAAAGCCGTTGAACATCGTGTTGTTGCCGCCGGGCGTGACAACGGTGACGTCTACGACCTGATCAGCGGTAACGAGCGGCGTGGCGCAGGTGATGCTGGTATCGCTGACGACCACGACACTGGTCGCAGCGACTGCGCCAAACGTGACCGACGTTGCGCCAGTAAAGCCGTTGCCGCCGATGGTCACTGCGGTGGCTGTGTTCAGCAGCCCGTGATTGGGCGTGATGCTGTTGATGTTTGGCGCGGCTTCGGTTTCGGGCTCGCCCATCAGCGCCTCCACCCCCAAGACGGCGGCGGACAGGGTGGTGGGCACGGAAATGGTCCGCTGCTGATCAGCCCGGTTCCGGCGGCGCGCGTCTCACTCTCCCCCGGCCACGGGGTGCGCGGCAGCGGCCAGCCGCCGCGCCATGGATTGGGATTTCTTGGCATCTGCCAATAGGCCGGATCGTTCCAATGTGATCCGGGTATTACGTAGCGCGGCGACCGCGCAGGCGAGGCCGGCGGTAGCGGCCCGCAAATCGCTGTATTGGGCGGCACGACTCCGCGCGCTACTGACGACGGCGGTCTCCCGATTAGGGCGGCGGGGCGGGTCCAAATGTTGCACCTCCAGTGATGCCTTCTATCAGGATGCCGGTTGACGGTTTGGAGCAGACGAGGTTGAGCGCTGTGAGCGACAAGCCGACGCTGGCGATCTGCCCTTGTGGAATTGTTGAATACCAACCAGTCCATGCAAAGTTGGCATCTTCGTGTATTACGAGTGTGATGTATTTGGAGTTGAAGCCGATGGCCGTCCCCTTTGGACAATTCAAGTCGAAGAAAATGGGGGTATCCCCGAGCAACAAACCGCGGAAACCTGAATTGACTGGATCGTCCTTGCCCCACCTACTTGACGGGTCGTTGTTATAACGCTCGATGCTCATGAAGTCCGTCATGAGCGTAGTCCAATCTTCGATCGACATGACCACGAAGTCGAGCGCCTCGCCGCCAGCGTGCTTGGCTGCGTTGAGCAGGTACGGAATGAAGGCAACACGCGACAGCGCCGCGCCCGCCGCCGGGACTTTCAGGCCAGCCCAGGTGGGATAGGTCGTGCGCGAGAGGCCGCCGTAGGTGGTGACTGTCGTGCCATCGTCATAGGCGTCAAGCAAACCAAACATTTGCAGGGCGACGTTGGCGGAATTGGAACTGAACAGCGCGGTCGAAAGCGTATTCAGCGCCGAATTTTTCAAGTCGTTGAGTTTCAACATCAAACGGCTGGCGACTGCAATCGCATCCTGAGTTACGAGTTGCTCCAGACCCAGGGATGAAACAGGAGTCGCCAGCGCGCACAGGTTAAACTCCGCGTTTACTGTGGCTGCGACGTCGGTCGGCAAGTTGAACTGGCCAGCCGGGCCGATCCAGCTACTTGTCACGTACTGACCAGTCTGCACGGGCTGCGTATAAGGGGACACGCCGCCCGATGCACGAATGGCATTTCTGAGCAGTAACGCGAGCAGTGGATTTTGCCGGTAAATCAGCACGACAACCATTTGCGCGAACACGCGACGCACGGTCGCCTCCAACTCCAATCCGATCGGGCCGGATGGAATTAGGCCACTGCCGAGAATAGGCATTTGCTACCTCTGGATTAGAACCGCTGTTGCTTGGTGCGCGCTTCGTCGTTGCGCAGTGACTTCAGAATTTCTGACCTCGCCCATTCCTCCGGGTCTTTTGCAATTTCTGCAAACCCCGGTGTTTTGGCGTGGTTCCAACGGTCGTCACTAAAGGAGGCTTCGATGGGTTTGGGTTCTTTGCTGGCCATGTATTGAGCCGCCACGTCATAGTCGCCGACGTTGCGCTCAACCATCAGCTTCTCCAAGTCTTCCATTTGTTTGTCGGAGTAGCCGTACTGTTCTTGCGTTTTCTTGCGCACGCCCTGGAAATGTTTCTGATCTTCCTCGTTGCGGCGGGAGTTTTCCTGCTCCTCACGCTCGCGCCGATCTGCGGCTAGACGTTCCTCGACCCGTTGCTCCAGGTCGTAGTCGTCAATGCGCATGTTGGGATGTTTTTTCTTGATCATCCCTTTGAGCTCGCGGGAGAGCTCGGGATCGTTGTAGAGACTTTCGGCAAAATCGGCGATCTGACGCCTCTGCTGCAAAAAATTGTATTCCTCGTCGGTGACGTTACGCGGCATAGCTCAAGCCTAGTTGTTGTTGGATTTTCCCGTGATGCTCGGCTGCAGCGGCACGCCGCCTTCTGGCTTAGGAACAATTTTTGGGAGGGCCCCCCACTCTGATACCTCCGACTGAGTATCCACCTGCAGAACGGTGCGGGGCGGTGTTTCTGGAGGTGTAGTGATAGGGGGATCGTACGACCGATTTTGTGCCATAATACCTCCTGTTAACTAGTTGAATTTGTTAGCTTTTGACGTGCTCTGAAGCGTTTTAGACCCTCCTGAGCGCACACATAACAAAACCGCCTTCCATCGGCGCGAATTTTAAGAATGTGACCTCTCGCGCAAGTGTTGACAGTAGCAATGCGGTGCGCGCGTTGGCGACGAATGTTCTCTTGATGCGTTACCAACTCAAGATGATCGGGGTTTACACACCACCGATTATGACAGAGGTGATCAATCTCTAAGCCCTTGGGGATTGATCCTTTGTGTAGTTCATAGATGACGCGAGCAACACGTCCGCCAAGTCTGCGCAACTCTCCAGTCCACCTGATTTTTGCGTAGCCTCTGCTGTGCGGACCAAGCCAGCAGTAACATCCGCATTCGGGAATGGGCATCGACAATCGCTCGATTGTCTCGGCGACAGTTTCTGCTCGTTTCATGCCCGGAGCGAAAACCATAGTTTTGCTCTTTACTACGATCCTGGCATAGGTGTCGATGGCATTGGCGCGGGCGCGGGGCCGGCGGGCTGGTCGGGACTGGCTCCCGGCTGCGGCCGTTGCTGCCCGGCAATCTTCGACAACATCGCGCTCTTGACCAAGCCTTGCAGCAAATCCTGCAGGTTTGTGCGCTGCACGCCAAGTGTCGGCGAGCCCTGTGGCAGGTGGCGGTTGATCCGCTGCAGCGCGCGCAGCACGTCCTGGTAAGCCGGGTGTCCCATCAGGCCGGGCAACGCTCTGTTCATTCGCGCCATGGCTTCCTGCAGCATCGTCATGCTCGAAGCCTGATCGCCGGGACCGGGCGCACTGACCGGCATCTGGCCGCCTTGCTGCTGGCGCAGCTGGGCGAGGACCGGCCCGCCTCCTGGCGGGCCGGCGGGCGGACCTCCGCTCGTAGCTGGGCCGCTGGGTGAAGGGGGCCCGCCTTCCTCTGCCGCGTCCTGCTGACTGTCGAGAAACGACATGATCGCCTCGTATTAGGTGCCGCCCCCGCTCACAGGGGGCGAGGAGGGACAACGGGGGCGGCGGTGTGCTTCCAGGGTCGGGGGACGACTGAGAAGCAACAACAAGGCTACACCCCTAACCGCGCCGTCGTCTACCGCCTCCGCGCCCTTGCTGCCGGTTGGGCAGCTGCAGCACGTCGCGCATGGTTTCCTTGGCCTCCTCCTGTTGGGCGGCTTGGGCCTGCTGTTTCTTGCGCTGGCGCAAGCGGGACAGCAGCAAATCGGCTCCCGGCGGGTGCAGCATATGGATCAGGTCCTCGCTGTCGATCGCCTGGGCGCGGGCGAGGGCAATGGCGATCTGGCGATTGTCCTCGGCAAAGGCCGGGCTGGCTGAATGGCTGTCTACCTGGACTTGGAAGTCGTCAGGTATCTGGTGCAGGGTAAATTCGATCTTGCTGTCGCCGGTCGTGTAGATGTGGGCATCCATGGCCTGCATGACGCGCAGACACAGATAGCCGCTCTCGGCCAACTGCCGTTCGATGCGCGCGGCTTGATCGATCAGCCGCGGGGTCGAGGTGCGCACCAGGGTTTGCGCGTGCACGCCGGCACGCACGCCGGGCTCGCCCTGGCCGGACATCACCGGGGTAAAACCGGCCGCCTCGTCAAACAGCTGAAACAGGAACTGTAGTTCCTCCAAATAATTCGGTGGGGGCACATCGAGCAGTTTTTGTGATTTTGCATTTGGGTTGGGGTCGTTGATAAAGCCGCCCTCGTTGATGATCTTGAAATATTGCTCCTCGGTGATCGACGTGAACCCGCTGAACACCTGCGGCGCGCGCGAGTTTCGTTCCCAGGCCACTTGATTGTCGCGCATACGGCGGTTGAGGACATCCTGCAGCATCTGCACGTCGGCAATCCAGGAACGGCCCCAAAAATAGCCGGGGGTCGGCTGCGCCTGCACTTTGACGAACGGGTGGCGGCCGGGGATTTTGCTGATGTTGCGGCGGGGGTCGTCGCCCTCGATGATGATGGGCTCGTCGCCGTAAATGCACTGGATGACGGTGTAATCGCCGTCGCGGTCACGGTCCTTGACCCAGAGCTCGCACAGCTTGACGGTCGGGGTCAGCTTGCGGTTTGGCCGCCACGGGGTCGGTACGGGGAACACGTTGACAATGCCGGCCGCCTCGGAGCGCGGTGAACTGCCGACGTCGCCCAACGGCTGCAGGCCGCCGACAACCATGGCGTGGAAATACGAGGGGGTCTCCTCCGCGTCCCGGTCACTGCGCCGGCCGGCCTCGACTTGCTCCATGATTTGCCGATAGCGCTTGTGTCCTTGCAGGATGCTGCGCAAGCGGCTGATGGTGGGGTAGCTGACGTGGCAGAACGCCTCCTGCTCATCGAGCGACATGGTAGTTTCAGCCAGCACGCCAAAATTCTGCGGGTGCACTTGCCCGACACTGAAGCCGTAGTCGTCGGTCGGAATGTGTTTGAGAATGGCGCAGCCGTTGATCAGCGACCACACCACGGTTTCGGCAAACGTCACGTCCGAGTCGGTGTTGCGATAGTCGGCCGAAAGTTTTTCCGAGACCAGCTGGGCGCGTTCCAGCACGCTGTCGTCCTGGCTGGTGTCGTAGACCATGGCAAACCGCACGTCGGTCGGCTGCATCAGAAAGCCGGCGAGCTTGTCAATGAACGGCTTGGTTTTGTTGTAGATCGCGGCTTTTTGGTCCCAAGTGCCTTGGTAGTAATACTGCGCGGCGCGGGTGTAGATCATGCCGCGTTCTTCGGAACTGGCCATACATTCGTCAGCCAGTTCCTTGACCCATAATCCCAGGTCCTCGTCAGGAATGCGCAGCATTGCTCCACTCCGTGTCCATGGCTCGCCACTCGACTTCGCGATGCACAGCGTTCAGCTGGACAACGATATTCTCGCTGTGGACTTTGCTTTTGTCGAGTTTGTCCATCCAGCGCCAGAGCGCGGCCTCGTAAACGATCAGGTCGGCCATACTCATTCGGGTGATGCGCTGTTCCTGCAGCTTGGTTAGTCGGTGCTGCAGGATGATGGGCATATTATCAGTCGTCCGGCATGAACAGGATCGGAAATGTTACGTTACGTAGCAAATACAAGATTAAAACGATCAGCGGCGGGGAAGCAATAAATCCGAGACAAAAGCCTATCCAGAACATGGTTACCACACCCGCATAGCCCGCTTTTTCGAAGCCTCGATCAGGTCGGGCTGCTCGCCGCTCTTGAGCATTCTTTGCAGGGTGTCCACGCCGGAAAAGCCGCCATTGGCCATGCGCGTCTGGCGGCCAAGGGTCATGGCCTGCTGCAGCACCTCGCCGGTCGCGCCCCAGGCGGACGTCTGTGCCGGGTTGCCCTGATCCTTGTAACGCACCTTGGGGGTACCGCCGTGCCGGGTGTCGTGCTGCATGTCGGCCACGCCATAGTCTTCGGCCGCGATGGTCTCGGCCAGCTTGACCGCCTTGCCGATGGTCGAGCCGCCAATGGCAAACGGCTTGAACTCTTGCTGCATGGCCGCGGCCGCGCAGTGCGGGCATTCCGGGGGAGGATCGTCGGACTGTTCCAAGGTCAAGGTGACCTCGATGAAATGGCCGCAGTCGTTGCAGCCGTAGGTTCTAACTATCGGCATGCCACACCCACTGACCGAGAACGTGCTGGTAATGGCCATACTCGATTTCGACGGGCTTATCGGGCGGTGTGTCCACTGTGAAATTCATAGTGCGCCGCCGTGTTATTAGATCAACCCTGCGGCGCATGCTGACCAAGTCCTCGCCGTCTGTCGGCCCGCCGCGGCAGCGGCCGCTGTAGGTTTTCATTAGAACCGTTCCTTGCGTTCGCGCGATTTGCGATTGATCATAGACAGATGCGAACTGAATGCAAAACTGAGCACCGTGCCCATGTCCTGGGGCGGCCGGTCGCCTTTCACTGAGTCCCAGGTCAGATTGCGTGCGACCAGCATCGGCCGCCGCCATTCCACCCAAGCATGATGGGCCAGCACCAGTGCAGACACTAGGTCGTCATTTTCGCCCGTATCGGGTCCAGCCCCAATCCATCCATCGTCTTCGACTATGGCTTGCATTTGTTGTATTAGTTTTGGCGATCTTACTTCTAGGCGGCGCAGCATCAGGCTATCGCGCAACTCACTATAAACTTGATACTTATTGTCGGCATTGGCCTTCCATGCGATCACGTTTCCCGCACCTCCCAAAGTATCTGGCCTTTTGTATAGAAACCATCGTACCGCACCAATCAGGTTTAAGATGTTTTCTGTACCCGGCTCCCCTTGCAAAATGCCGCGCTCGGCCAGTTGTCGAAGGTTTCTGACTTCCGGCAATACTGCCGCCCCAACACCAGTAACTTCCAGATTGGCGATGTGATCCGTGTACGCGCCGGCCAGATGCGCCAGCACCCAAGCTAACTGATAAGTCAACGGTTTGTTTGATTGGAACTCGGCGACCTGTACGACGCGGTCGGAATAGCAACGCAACACTTGTATTGCATGATCGTCGCTATCGCCGCCGCCGCCGCCGGACGGATCAACACCAATGACGTAGATGCCCTTGGGCTCGGGCGGTTCCCAGATTTTGAGCATCGCGTTTTCTGGCTTGTCGATTTGATCGATGCGCGAGGACAGGAATTTTTCATCGAATGTGTATTTGTAGCCGCGATAGGGCGGGCTCGGAGTGAGTTCTTCGGCAATTTCCAAGGTGCGGCGTGCCGGGAAAAATCCACTTCCTGACGCGATGAAACATTCCTGCTCGTGCCATGGGTAATGGCGTAGCATGTATTCTTCAGCCTTAAACTCGCTTTCTCTCCGCCACCACGCGATTTGCTCCGGTTTGATGATGTAGTTGTAATGTTCCTTGACGTAGCGGGCGCGGTTGATTTCGTCAGTGGTGAGGGTGCCGTCCCAGTAGATTTTGTAATCGGGATCGGTTTTGGCGATGCTGTAAGTTGGCTGCGCCCAGAAACCGATGAAAATAAATTTCAGGTGGCGGTCGATTTGTGCCTGCTTGCAAAAATTATAGTACCAGTTGAAGCCGTTCGCGATTGACTCCCAGATGTAGAGCCGATGCGGGTTCTGGCGCGCCAGTGACGCCTTTAGACTTTCGACACCGGCGAGGGATTTCCACTGACTGCACTCGGTTGCGTGCAACATGTTGATGGCGCGCGACGCGCCCAGGTCGGGATTGTTTGCTGCGGCCATCAGGTCAATGACTGACCGATTTGCAAATGCGAGGCCGTTGCGATTGTTTTGCGTGAGCTTGTGCTCAGGCGTGCGCCACTCGGGTGGCAGCGTTTCAAGCAATGATGCGAATATTCGGCGCAGACGTTCCAAATTGTCTGTGCGGTCGGCGATGATTGCGGCCTGCACACCGGGATTGGCCAACGCCCAAAATAACTCGATGACGCTGGTCACGGTGGTGATGGCAACTTGGCGGCATTTGAGAATGACGAACTCGTGCACGCCTTCGTTCAGGCCCTTTGACACCGCGTCAATGACGAGACGCTGGGACAGCCACGGCTCTATCCGTGACCGCCCCAATTCTTTGGTATCGACTTCAACCGACGTTAGTAGATCGTAAATTCCCTGGCGGACTGTCGGCACTGTCGGGCTCCGGTTTTGCCGGAGAGTGCACCGCGACCGCCGTGGGTTCAAGCTGTTGCGGCTTGAGACTGTAGGTATCGCCGTCGCGTTTGGGCCAGCGACCGGACATCAGGCTGGACGCGGGGATTGACGATATGGAGCGCTGGGCGTTTTCGATTGCCCTTTGCCGGTCTTCCAGCATTTTGACCTCGGTTTGGGTTGCCGTTCTGATCGCGTCCAGTTGCTGGCTCACGGCTTGGATCAGGCTTTTTAGCTCGCTGGTGATTTCCGTCAGCCGCTTGTCCACCAGCTGGGCGAGTAGTTCGCTACCGTTGTCGGGCATTGTCGGGGGTTCCTTTCGTGTGTTATATCGCGCTCACTCGGTCTCACACTCTGGGACTTTGGGTATTCGTGGGTACTTCGCGCAACTCTGCCGGCCCTTGGTTGCTCTCCGGGGGCCGGCAGTTTCCGTTTCACGGTTTGTTTTTTAGCACCGCATCCATTCGATCGCGCAACATACAGCAAGCGATCTCAATGCCTTTTTTGAAATGCTCGTCGCCGCGCCCCGTGCTTATTGCATTTGCGCGGGTCATCGCGACGATGACCGTCGCCATTGCCGGAACCGCACAATGCCCTAAGTCCCCTTTCCCGGCGAACCAAAGCATTAGCTCGGTTGCCATATCCGCCACCGCGTCGTCATAGCCGCTTCGTGCCACCACGTCGTCATAGTCGCGTGGTTTAGCTTTGCGCTTCGTCATGGTTGCTCTCCGTTGGTTTTCTATCTTGCCACAATTTGGCCTTAATTTTTTATTTTCCTTTTTTTTAATTTTTAGCGTATTTTCTTGGTCATGTCAGCTTATAGCCCCTCCCGCGATTGGATTGGAACACCCACATACCATTCTTGGGCGCAGATGCTCAGTCGGTGCCGCAGCCCCAAAGCTACCGCGTTTAAGTATTACGGCGGACGTGGCATTGTCGTTTGTAGTCGTTGGTACTCTTTCGAAAATTTTCTAAAGGACATGGGGCCAAAGCCAGCCGGTAGATCAATCGATCGAATTAACAACGATGGCAACTATGAGCCGGGCAATTGTCGTTGGGCCACATCTTTGGAGCAGGGCAGAAATAAACGCCAACGGCAAAAGGGAACACCGTGGCGGAAAAAGCTAAAGCTAACACCGCGAATTTAGTTGGTGGTGGGGAAGGGCCACGGGCTTAAGAGGCCAGCCCGTGGCCCAAGTTGCACTTTCGTCAGAACGTCAGAACCTGCTGTGTCCTCCTCTACTTGTTGCTAGCTTCCACTTGATCTCGCAACCCTGGCCGCAGTGATTGCAAGCCGTGTTGCCGTCAAGTAGCTCGGTCAAGCGCCAGTCCTGTAGATGCTCGCTCCAGAGCGCGAACGCCTCCACGCGGATATCGGAGCTTCCGCAATGGCTGCAGTGCGGGCTTGCTTTCTTTTGCACGTCCCGCGCCGTCACTTGTTCAGGCATGGGTTTTGCTCTCCTGTTGCATTGAGGTGCGCGAGCCGATAAACCTTGCGCCCCGTGGCGACCACCACAAAGCAGGTTACCTTTCGGCTCAGACGCTCGCGCTCGCCTGACTAGGTTGTAAGGTTGATGTGGGCGGAATTGCCCGGTCGACGGCGCAACGCGCGCCGTCTGCCGTGCAACTACTTGCTCCTGCTGTAGTAGTGCGCGAGCGCGTCACAGCAGGATCGCAATCGCGAGCCGCGCCCGTGTTTGTCCTGATACTCAACATTGAGCAAGCTGCAGATTATTGCTGCCAACTCGCTGGCCTCCAGGCCCATTGCGGACTTGGCACCATTCGCCAGCGTCAAACCTTTCGGGTCTGTTGGGTTGGCATAGTGTCGACGCGGCGTGATTTTGCCGTCCAGTCCGAATTCTTTGGCAAACTGTTGCACGCCTTCCGCGCCGATGAACGCATGATCACACTCGCGTAAATCAGCCACAGCTTTGAGCTTGTCTGTCATGTTGTTTACTCTCCTATCGGCACAAGCGCCGCAAGCTGGCCGGATCGCACCCGGCCAACTGACTGCGCTATGCGGCTTCCAGAACGCGCTTCCATTCCGTTGTGGGCAATTCCAGTAACGCGCCGCCTGCGCTTTCAAACTCAACGGCGCGATCATAGGACTTCGCGGTGTGCGCCTGTGCTGTGACGGCATTGAGCATACCCCACGCGCTCAGATCACCACCTTGGATCAGGGCGCGGAGTATCGAGCCCTTCTCGGTTTCGTTCGCGCCGACCTTCTGCGCCAACACCTCGATTGCTTTCGCCGGATCACCAGTAACCCGCGCGTCCGTCAAGCCGCGCATTTTGTCGAGATTGGCGCGGAACTTGGTTTCGTCGACCACGGCGCGAACCATGTCGCGGACCTTCAGCAAGATTGCTTTGTCGTCAGCAATCATCGTGTCTTCGGCCCATTCCAACTCGCCCTCGTCGACTTGCCGTCCGACATGGTTGCGGCGAAAGGCGTCCGCCGTTTTCATGCCGTTGAGGCAGATCAAACGCCACACCAGACCAGAGACGCTGATCGAACCAAGACCAACTTCGCTGTTGCTGATGATGCCGCCCGCCTGCACAACGTCGCCGACTTTCACCTCGCCAATGATGCTTGGCACAGTGAAGTGGATGTACAAGCGACGGTCAGTCACTTCCGACGACACAACTTGCACGCCCGGCAGATCGTACAGGACCGGCAACGCGGCTTCCGCAATCTGTTCGTTCTCGACGCGTTGATAGCGATTGCTCAAAAACGCGCGCGTGTTACCGCCGAGTGTGCGGACCATGCGCTTTTCCGGGTTGCGCTTGAACCACGTGTTGACGTTGGTCGCGAGCAGCTGCGGCGCGTCCGTGACCATGCGGTCATAGTAAGCGGCTGGAATTTTCGTCCGCGCCCCGATTTGATTATGCGCGTGCGACATAATCGGGAACGTGCCGTGTGACGGAATTTCCAGGGCCGGTCGATTGTCGTCCTGGATGACCATCTGCATTGCAGAGGTGTCCGCAACGTAGTCGCGTTTCAACTCTTTGTTTGCTTCGATCTTGCGCGCGAGATCAGTCAATGAAAGACCGCGTTGCATTTTGCTCTCCTATGCGCCGGGCATGGCGCGGTGATACTCGCCCAGCAAACGTCACGGCGCGCGGCCGTGGCGCTTGCGGTGCAAGTCAGCTTGTCATTCCTGCGGTGGACGCCTTCGAACGCGTCTCACACTCGGCGAGCGCATCCGAAAAACGCTCATTGGAGTAAACAAGACTTTCGAGCTTGTTGACGATTAGGACGACAGCAGGATCAGAATAGCTTGCAAGTGTGCCGCCCGCGTCCGTTGCCTCATCGGCCGCGCGGACAAGCTCGCGTGCGATAGCGCGTAGGTTACCGCCGTCTTGTAGGTCTATCGCGTTCTGAAACCGTGTTGAGTGCCGATCACGGCAACGGCAATAACGATCACACATTGTTTGCTCTCCTGTAGGCAACATGCCCGGCAAACGTCACGGCGCGTTGCCGTGGCGCTTGCGGTGCAAGTCAGTAACCACGCGAGCGCATCAGCGCCGCGATGGCCACCTCAAAACCGAGATGCTGGCCAGCCACAGCCTTGTCAGCTGCGGTGGCAGCAACGAACCAAAAGTCTTTTGTGCCGCCTTTGCTTAGGCGCGCGATCCGCGTCAACGTGACGTTGCGCGGCTTGTGGTGCGGTGTCATGTGTTTGCTCTCCGTAGGCGACATGCCCCGCAATGGAGCGCGGCGAGCATGCCGCGCCATTGCAGTGCAGGTCAGTCAGGATTAGCGAGCCCGTATTCGTGGCAGTCAAGCAAGTCGCGTTGACGTTCGTTCTCGCCGTAGCGCAGACCCTGCTCGCGGTAGCATGGCCAACAAGTCAGGTTCCCGTGGTCTTTCTGCTTGAGGCAAAACGGGCAGACGTGGCCGCGTCGCGTGTGCGGGTAGTCGTGGCTATCGATTGTGAGCGCGATCATTGTTTGCTCTCCTATCGGCACAAGTGCCGCAAGCTGACCAGCGTCGCCGGTCAGCTGACTGCACTAGGTCGATTGCTTTTCAAGCTCATGCGTGGCGTAGGTGGTGACAACGATGGGCACACTGTCAGGCGCATCCGTGTAGACCGTCACGGTAAAGTCGCGATTAGCAGCCTCGCCGGTCAGTTTGATTGAGATGCATTGCCGCGCTGGGTCATGCTCTAATTCAATCTGCTTGATGCCGTGTACGCTCAAGTTGTAGACGCGCGGGCCGTCGTGAAACTCGCTCATGCTCTCCTCGCGTGTTAGCGAGCGCCGCGCCGTGCGGCACTCGACACCACGCAAGTAGGTGTAGGCTACCGAGACGTTCGACCGTCCCTCTCTGTCCCCGCCGCTACCGGGTATTCCCATGTCCGCTCTGATGCCAACAATGTACGCGCGCGAGTGACAAGAAGCAAGTTCTTTACAGTCAAACGAATGCGTCTTTACGCCGCACGAGGTTGATAGCCCGCCAACCCCTTTTCTCTTGACACCGATCAGGAGGACCCCGTAAGAACTTCAGTCATTACATCAA